CGCATTATGGAAGCCATAGATCACCTCTTCGCAGTCGTGAATGGCGAAGAGCTCGTCAAAGTCTATCGGGGCTCGGAAGAGTCCAGGGCCATCACGGAGCGCGCGCTTCAGCTCAAGAAGCAGGGCAAGACGGAGGCCGATATAGCCTCAATCCTCGGGCTCACGCTTTCCGCCGTTCATAACAGGATAGGCCGGGCTCTGTATGGCCCGCAAAGGTCGCAAACTGCAAACTCTCCAGGAGCGCCGGCGAGTCCGGAAGGCCCCAGTTCCCCCGGGAGTGCTCCGCAGGATGTCAAGACTCCGGCAGATGTATCAATTTCGTACCACCAGGAAAATGATCCCGATCCATCGATAGTAGATGCCCTAAACGGTGATCCAGAATCCAAAGACGATGGCCGGACGGCCACGAATCTACCCGAGACCCCGACGCCCGCAGAGCCGCGCAGCGCTGCAGAGGTAACCACTGAGACAGAAAAAGAGGTAATTTCTGAGGCGACAGCTGACGTGAACGTTCATGAACGTTCATCCGCAGAAGCTCAGCCGGAAATTGAGCAAGTCCCCGGCCGGGCGGCAGCTCTCCAGGAGGAGCCGAAGCCTGCCGAAAATCCAATCATTCAGGAAAGCCAAAGCGCTGAAGAATCGGAGGAAGTTCGGAAGCCAAAGAAGAAACCCAAGATCCCCCACAGCGAGGATGAATACATCCTCTCTGAGCGAAACGCCGGCAAGAAGTTCCGCGAGATCTATGGAGTTCTTGCATCCAGGGGCATCGTCTGCAAGGTGGATGATGTCGTGGCCCGATATTATCAGGCAAAAGCCCAAAAGGCCAATCAAAACGTAGCTGAAGTGCAAAAAACGGCGGAAAACGTAGCAGAGGGGCGGCAGGGTGATACCTCTTCCCGGCCCGCAAAAGATGTCGTGCTACTGCAGCAGTCCTCAGCCGATACACCCGCTACATCCGATACATCAGCCGCATCACCGGCGCCGGCAGAATCCAAGCCCGCCGCGAAAGCCATTAGCCGCGCCGAACTGGACACCATCATCTGGGATATGCACACAAAAGAACATCTCACACCGGAAGAGATCTCAGAAAAATTGCATGCAGATGGCTATTATTATGGCGAAAAATCAATTCGCATAAGGCTCAGAAATCAGGGGGCCAGGCTTTGACCGCCGCCATGGACTGCTACAAGGGGCACATGATCTCCGACGAGCGGATTCTGGAGATCCTGGCAACCGGCCCGGCCACGGCGGTCTGCATAGCCAGGCAGATCGGCCACCGCACAGGCCGGGGAGTCTCCAGGCATCTTGCGGTTCTGGAAGGGCAAGGCAAAGTCGAGCGAGTGGGCAGGCAGGGCAGGGCGACCAGGACCGTGGCCATATGGGGGCGAGCATGAAGGAGCCCGGCATCATCATCGTCAACCGAGGCAAGCGCAATACCTCAACGGATTTCGTAGACATGCAGGTGGCCACCCTCATCAGCGACCACGTCGAAAAGGAGCCATGCATCGAGGACCTCGTGGGGCTGGCAGAGACGGAGATGCCGAACTTTGCCTGGACCGACGACAAGATCCGCAACTCCGTGAACCGCCTGGAGAAGAGGGGTCGCCTTATGAGTAAGTATGTAATAAGGAGCAAGCGACTATGTCGGGTACCCTATCCAATATAACTTTTTACGGTGCCGTAGATCTTCGGACAATAGCTATTGAGGGGAGAAAATTATTCGAAAAGGACAAGGCATTCCGGCATATTTGGGAGGGTGGCATTCTCAGGGGATGTTCACTCATACTCAAATGTCAGGTCTCTTTCGACTCCAAGGGCCGTCTTCTGTACAATGGGCGCCTATATAATCGCAATTCCTGGTCCTGGAGGCCCCCAAAGTTCATCCGCATGCAAGGGCGGCTGGCCAAAGAATCCGCGGATCCGCGAAACAACCATCCTGAAATCGTGATCTTCACGGTCGGCGGCGAGGCTCTATGGCTTGATGCCTGCCCATGTGGTGGCGAGCTGCTGATGGACAACAATGAGAATCTATACTGCAGTGAGTGCAAAATAATCTATGAATAATAGTCACCGAATGGTGAACAAAGTAAAGGAGTGTGAAAAAGCCTCCGATACATCAACCTCATGCGGCCCCCGCCTACTCCATCGGGTCAGGGGCTTCATGCTTATAGCCACAGGGGCCACATGTCTAAAGCCAATCTCGCCGACCGTGGGGTGCGTCATGCCTCCGTGGCCTTCCATTTCCCATATCTCACGGATCCCGAGCAGGATGAAGTGAAGCGCTTCAGGAAGATCCACATCGATGACTCGAACCAGGCGGTGCTACAATCATCCTAACCGGATGCGGGAATTCTATCATCCCTGGCGGCAATTGTGCTGCGGTCACTGCACGATATGCAGGGATCCCATGGTTTCCAAAAGGCGAAGACTCGTATATCGGTATGAGCTGCGGAAGGAGCTCCGGGCTTTGCACGTATTCTGATACATACAAACGTTTTTGCATGTATTAAAATTAAAATGAATACGCACAATAATAAGTTATTAATATAATTTGCCGTGCAGCGCCGTAACGGCAATCCTTGTCACCGTGGACTAGCAGCAGTGTCAGCACGTTCGGGCCGGGCTTCTTTTGGTTCCCTCCCACTCTAGCGATATACACCCGGTCCATTCTCTTACTTATACTTCCATTTTACTTCCAAACTTCGTTTTTACTTCCATCGACACAGGAAGCCGACAGATAGTGATTTTATGCCTAAGAAAAAAGTTACTCCAGAAATAGTGCGATTCATTCAAGATAATCATACTCTGAATTCAACGGCTCTTTCTGGCCTCATCGAGAAAAAGTTCGGCCTGAAAATCACCTATAGGGCCATAGACCCCTATCTAGTGAAGGCTAGGTCGGATGCCGAGTCCGCCAACGCCGCTAAGGTAGAGGCAGTGCGGGCAAAGATCCTCGACGATGCCGACGCCTATGCGGCCAAGTACCTCAAGATCCTGGATGAAGAAATTGATGCTTGGGGCAAGCTCCTCAAAGAAGGCGTCTTTAAATTCCCCGATGGCCGGGAAATCCGGATCGAGGAAGTCAAGGACCGCCAGGCAGCCAGCCAGTCCATGCACAAGTATATTGGCTCGGTTATAGAATTCGTGAAACCCGGCACAGGCGGAAAGGAAGTCCGGTTCCAGTGGCTGAAGGATGTACCTGAAGATTGAGTTCGAAGGAAAACCCGTTACCTTTGACCTTTATAAATTCGCCAAATACGTCCTCGGGTATGATAAGCTTCAGCCTGATCCTCATAAACGTTGGTGCGATCAGGCCGAGCGCCACGATGCGCGTTCCCTGTACCTGAAGCCGCGCGGCACCTACAAGAGCACCATCTACACCATCTCTGACACGATCTGGCGGCTCCTGGAGAACCCCGATCTTCGCATCCTGATCGCCAATGCCACCATCGACCAGGCGAAACAATTCCTCTCGGAGATCGCGGGCCACTACCAGAGGAACGATAAGCTCCGGGACATCCATTACGAGATGTTCGGCTGCGAGGCCCTGGACTCTCATGCCGCCACCATCGAGAAGATCACTCTCAACTCTCGCAAAGTCATCAGGAAAGAACCCTCCGTAGGCACCATAGGCGCGCTGGGTAATATTGTATCCAGCCACTACGACCTCATCAAGGTGGATGACCTCTGCAACCTGGAGGACCGCGAGAGCGCGGCTACTCGGGAGAAGAAAAAGCGCTGGTTCGAAAACCTGACGCCCATCTTGGTCGAAGGCGGTGAGCTGCAGGTCGTGGGAACCCGCTGGGATGACCAAGATTGCTACAATCATATAATAAATACCATTAATACGCGCCTGCCTGAAGGCGAAAAATATTACATTGACATTGAACCCTGCTGGCTGGATGACGGCGTAACGCCCAGATTCCCCACCCTCCTGTCAAAGGAGCGCCTTGCGGTTCTGAAAGCCCAGATGGGTATTCTGGTGTTTGCCTGTCAGGAAGAGCTTAATCCTCTCTCAAGTGACTTCCAGATCTTCAAGCCCGAGAACATCCACACCATCGGGCACGATGTCGTGGACCTATCGGCATGTCGGAGGTTCGGCGCTCTGGATGCCTCACAGGGGGGTGATGATCTCTCGTCCATAACGTCTCTGGCGTGGACACCTGATAATCATTTCCTGGTGTTCCACGCAGATCTGGGGCATGATCTACAGAGCGATGCGGCCAAGAAGGTCGTAAAGTTCCACAAGCTCTTCAACTACGAGAAGTTCTGGGGCGAGATGAACGTCCTGGGGCTTGCTAAGGAGCGGGCCGCCAAGGACCCGCACGCCCTGAGCAACTTCGAGATCATTCTTCAGACGGAGCAGGCCAAAGAGGCCGTGATAGTTCCCTGGGCCCGGACCTGGAATACTCAGAATAAGGTGGCCAGGATCAGCTCGCTTGAGCCTCACTACACAAACGGCACGCTCCTGTTCTGGAGCGACTATCTGAATCAATATCCTGAAGCGATTACTCAGCTGTCTCGGTTCCCTATGGGGCACGACGATTTCCCGGACTCCCTGGAGATCGTGCTTCGTGGGGTGCTGGAGATTATGGGCAAGCCAAAGCCACAGACCAAACTCTCCTTCGGTGGAGCCACCAAAACACCTGCCTGGAAGTAGATCATGCATAAGACAAAGAAATCCGCCGCCCAAGCTGTAATCCCTGGCAGCCAGTACCCCAAGTTCATACAGAGTCCCAGGGCGCTTGCGGGCCAGGAGCTGGGCAGAAGTGGCCTAACCTACTTCCTTCCGGGCTGGATCCGACGGGACAATCTCCCGGAGCTGCAGGGCCGCAATCTCTGGCTACAGCTGGCCGAGATGGGTGACAACGACGCCTATGTCGGTGCTTCTCTCAATGTATATTCCCTTTTCATCAGGCGCGCCAACTGGCATGTAGATCCCATCGACGACCTCAACGAAGACAATGGATCTGCAGATTTCGTCGAGTCCTGCCAAAACGACATGCAGCATTCATGGCAGACTATTATAGCCACGGCCGCCAAGCCCACCCTCCAGTATGGGTTCGCGCCCTTCGAGAAGGTCTTCAAGATTTGTCAGGGCGAGCAGGACGACGATCGCTATTCGTCTAATTTCGATGACGGTGCTATAAGGTGGGCCAACCTGGCCTTTCGCAGCCCCGATACGATCCTCCATTGGGATTACGACCCCAAGGACGTTACGAGGTTGCTGGGCTTCACGCAGCTTGCTGCTCCTGATTTTCGAGTACAGTTCATCCCGATAGAGAAGATCATCAACCTCCGTACAGACCCCGGACGAGATAGCCCAGAGGGTCGTTCGATTCTCCGGCCTGTCTGGAGGTCCTGGCGCACCAAGAAGTACATGGAAGATTTTCGCAATGTAGCGACCGAAATGGGCGGCACGGGCATCCCGTGGGCAGAGGTCCCGGCAGCCATTGCGAACGCGCCTGCCATGATGGCCGCTGTGCCGGAGGGCGAGCGGCCTAGCCCGGCTGTCGTGGATGCCATGCTCTCCTACCAGAGCCTGATATCCACAATGGAAAACATCGGCCTGGGGAAACAGAAGTGGATCATCACTCCTCAGCTATGGGACGAGAAGACGGGTCAGCCGCAGATCAAGCTGAGCTTCCTGCAGCCTTCCCAGAACGCCGACCTCCTGGGGCACATTACGGCCACCATAGGGGACGAGGCCAAAGCCATCCTGATCGCCACGGGCACAGAGTTCCAGGCCCTCGGGATGGGAGGCACCGGAAGCCTCGCACTCTCTAGGGATAAGACCGACAATTTCACGCTCGCCGTGGCCGCCACACTCACGAGCTTCCAGGAGTCGATCAACCAGCAGGGTGTCAAGCAGCTCTTCAAGCTCAATCCGCAGTTCGAATTCGAGCCCGGCCAGCCGAAGCCGAAGATTGTATATGATCCACTGGTGCCGCTCAGCACACAGGACGTGGTAGCGATTCTCACCCTCTTTGAGAAATCAGGGTGGGATCTCTCCAAGCAGGCAGGCATCCGGGACGCGATTATCAAGAACCTCGGCCTGCCGGATTACATCGAGCAGCAGGTCGATGAAGAATTGCAGGAGAATGGCAGCAATCCGATATCCACGCTGCTGGAAGGCCGTAGCGCATTGGATGCAATAATGGGCGCAGCATGAATCATGAACTGCTGCACCTCATCCGCGAAACCGGATACCTAAGCGATGCATCTCACCTCACTGCTCAGGCCCGCTACGACCTTCTCACCCGCTCCTTCTGGCAAAAGGCGACAGCTCTCGGATACAATGTAGCCAATCTGAAGCGCAAGCTCTGGGTGGCATCCGGGCGGCCCGAGGAGTTCCTTATCAGCATCCTTCCAGAAGCCCAGATCCAGAAAGCTGTCCGCAGCACCGAGAAGGAGCCGGACCCCCGGAAGCGCATCAAGGAAACCGCCGCCTCGATCGCTCTACTCTACCAGAGGGGCGAGAAGGACATCGAGGACGCGATCAAGCGCAACATGGAGCAGCCCGACCGCATGAGGGCCGAGACGGGGCGCATAAGGCGCAATCTGCTCATATCCGCGGCGGACTGGCTCGGGGTGGCGGTGCCAGGTTTATACCTGGCCGGGTCCCGGGTGGGCGTGCTGCGAGGCCCGCATGCGGATGCTGCGAAGGCTCTTGCGGTGCAGGAACTCAATAGATTCAAAGAGATCGATGCCCAGCTTGGCAGACACGTCGAAGAAGTGATAAGCGAGGCCGAGAAGCGCAGGGCAAAGGCCGCGCTCTCTCGAGCGAAGGTGGACTATTCCGGGCTCGAGGGCGGCATAGTAGCGCACAAGACCGTAGATGGAAAAGAACTATCCATGGCCTCGTATGCCGAGATGTTGGCGATAACGGCGGCAAGGAACTTCTTCAATGAGGGGTCTCTTAATAGCATCCTCGGAAGGGGCAACGATCTTGCATTAATCTCCAGGGAAGTTCGCTCTAATAGCTGCAAAGTTTGCAGGAAGTGGGCAGGGGAGATCGTCTCTATCTCAGGCAAATCAAAAGACTATCCACCACTGGACGAAGCGATATCAGAGGGGCTCCTACATCCCCATTGCATCCATACGGTTGTGCCGGTGGATTATGAAGGATCGACATGACTGAATGCGCTTGCTGTGGGCGATGCTGCGAAGCCATCCAGCTACGTTTCTCACATGAGCAAATGCGCAGTGAAAACCTGCAGCCAGAATTTCCATATGATTTCGATTTCGTCCTGAAATATTGGATTCCCATAACACCGATCGAGACATGGCATCTCCAGCCGGACAAGACGATCTGGCCGAACTGTTATTATTATCGATGTACGCAGTACGACCGATTTAAGAAATTGTGCAAGGCGCATAAGTTTAAGCCACCTGTCTGCGAAAACTATCCATGGTACGGCAAAGCACCTAATTATCTGGGCTATTCAGGATGCGCGTTTAAGGCAGACTTGAAACAAGAAGGCTCAACATGATGATTACTCATAAACGCCGAGATTATGGTTATTGTATGCCAATCGGCCAACCTTGGGATTATTTGGTAGACGAAATGACGGAACTTAAAAGAGAGATGAATATTCCGCGTGTTTCGTTGACCATAGATGGTGAACTTTATTGGCTCCGATAAGCGCCTTCAAGCCGATTGGGTGTGAAGACTTGGATAAAGGGTTGATTTATACAGTCCAGCGTGGAATGCCGCATGCAGAATACTTGGTGATAATACCGTTTTTGTTCATACTCATGATCATTTATGTGGTGAGTCGATGACCGACGAAGAATACCAAGCCTATGTAGAGATGCTGTGCCGCAGCCGGGACCTCGTGGACGAATGGGCGGAGCTGAAGGAACTCGGCCCGGAAGCGCAACGGTACTGTTAGACTCCTTCTGATCTGATTTTGTGGTGATTCATTTGATTATGGCAGCTTCGGCACTCGACCGTCTCTCCAAATCCTCCGCCATGACTCCCGCCGAGTACCGCGCCCGCCAAGCCGCGGAAGCCCGGCAACTGAAGGAATGGGAGGAATTTTTGAAAACAGGCGGTTCTGCCCTCGATAAGCTAACTTTTCTCGATTTTCAGTCTACAAAGAAATCTCTCGATTACGGAGCCGTGCACACTCCTAGTTTAGTTGGTGATGATATGGAAGATGATGAAAAATTGAAAGATGAAGATGAGAGTCTGGAGAAAGCCTCCGACTCCGATTATGTCCTCCAGGCCCTGAAGGACGAGACAGGCGGCATAGAGGCATATAAGCAAGCCCTGGAGGCCGCCACGGACCCCAAGCTCAAGGAGATTCTGCAGGCCATCATGGAGGACGAGACTAAGCACAATGCTGCCCTCGAATCCTGGCTGAAAGAGGCCGACCCCGCTGCCCTAGAAGGCCACGAGAGCGAGGAGACGCCTGACCAGGAAGCCGCAGAGGACGACGAAGCTGCAGAAGGCCTCGAAGAGAAGGACGAGCCCGGCTCCAAGGAAGACCTCATAGCAGAGATCGAGGCCGTGCTGGCCGAACATGACAGCGGCCTGGATGAGGACCTCGACAAGGGCGAAGAGGACGCTGAAGAGAGTGACACCGAGAAGGAAGACGACGAAGACGAAGACGGTGTCGACAAGTGCAACGTCCACAAGTTCATGCCAATTGTGAAGATCGACAATGATCAACACAAGGCATACTGCATAGTGGCCGAGCCCGGAGTCTTCGATCTGCAGGGTGATCGCACTTCCGCCGAAGAGATCGAGAAGGCCGCCCATAGGTTCATGGAGCGCATGCAGAAGACCTGTTCCAAGGGGGTGGGTCTCAACCACGAAAAGCCCATCGACGCCTACGTGATCGAGAATGTCATCACCCAACAGGACGGCATCAAGCTGGGCAAGCAGATCCTCAAGGCCGGTACATGGTACCAGGGCCATAAGATCGGGGACGAGAAAGTCTGGAAGATGATCAAGTCCGGTGAGATCACGGGTCTATCCCGGCAGGGCGAAGGCGTCAGGACCCCGCTCGGCAAGGGCATCATAGGCACCGCCAGGATCTCCAAGTCCGGTATGGTTCAGAAGGCCGAACGATACGAGCTTTCGGATGAGGATATCGACCGGGTTGATTGGGTCCACAAGGGCGCAAATGGGGCGAAAATTGCTATTTTGAAATTCACAAAACCCAAAGGAAGTACCATGATGAACGACCATAAGCCCGCTGGGGCGAAGGCCAGAGCCGGCGAGGCTCAGGTCCTCACAAAGGCCGACATCACCGACATGATTGCCAAAGGCATCGATGCCGGTGTCAGGAAGGCCATTGCACCGATTATCGACGAGAACAAGAGGCTGCACAAGACCCAGAAGGGGCTGGTTGACACGCTTCGCTCCAGGGACCTGGAGCTGGTCGCAAAGTCCGAGTTGGGAGAGCTGGGCACGCCCGCCAAAGTGTCCAAGATCCTGAAGGCTATTGAGGATTCTAACTTGCCCGCAGATGATCAGAAGCAGATCATCACCACACTCAAGCAGGCCAATGCCATGAAGAAAGAGGCAGGCAAGCTCCTCTATGCAGAATACGGATCGTCCAGGGCACCACCCGCGCCGGAATCCGCTCTTGCCAAGGTCAACGAGATGGCTCAGTCTCTTGTGGATAAGTCCGACAAGCCGCTCGACATCTCCATAGCCCGCACAAGGGTCTACAAGGCTCACCCGGAGCTGAGGGAAGCCGTGAAGGCCGAGGAACGTGCTGCACGTGAAGCTCGTGCGGGGGTGGTGTAGATGTTAGGCTATTCTATGGGTGGGGTTGCCGGTTACACCGAGCAGGACCAGACAGGCTATCAGGGCTATTTCGTTAAGCAGACTGCCTATGTGGCGGGCCTGGGCCCCAAGTTCGTCAGATGTGACGGCGCATCCGATGAGCCCTTTGGAATCATCGTAAGAGGCGGCGAAGGCGCAAGCGCAACGAACCCCAAGTCTGTGGTGGTAATCCGAAGAGGTCCCGCACCAATCGTGGCTCATGATACTAGCCTAGCGGTGGGGGCCAACGTTGGAACCCACAGCGACGGTACAGGTATTGCCAAGACTGCCGACAAAGACATCATAATGGGCCAGATCACAAAGCCCGCGGCAGCCGGTGGAGACGTGGGAGAGATTGACCTGGTCGGGCCGGGCTACATAAGCAAGACTTGAGGTGAACACAATGGAAGCATTTGACCGTTCTATGGTAATGAAAGGCATGGATATGGATATTTCCGATATCCACATAGCCCATTATGAAACCGACCAGAGCCACGCATACATCCAGGACCAGAACACGTTCGTGGCCGCAAAGATCTTCCCGGTCTATCCGGCCACCCAGATGACTGGCTATATCGTCAGGTGGAGGAAAGACGCCTGGTACAGAAGATGGGCAGGCAAGTGGCAGCCCGGAGACGCCGTCCCGCTGGCACGCATCAAGCCCGGCGATAAGCTCTCGTATGACCTGGACTGGATGGCGGTAGGCTACCCAATCCCCAAGCAGATGCTCGGAGGCGCGGCAGATCCGGCCTTCAACATCGACGATGCAATCAACCGGCTCGTGACGAATACTCTTCTCATCGAGAGGGAGTTCGATTTCGCCACTGCATACTTCAAGCCCGGTGTGTGGGGCCTAGACTACACGGGCGTATCAGATCCCGGAGATGTAGATCCTGCAGAAAAGACGTTCCTCCAGTTCGATCTGCCCGGCAGCGATCCCAGGGGGGTGGTCTCGATGCTCAAGAGAGCGATGGATAGGAAAGCCATGACGCCAAACGCGGCGGTACTCTCCTACCCGGTATTCGAAGTCCTCAGGGTCCACAAGCAGCTTCTGCAGTGGGCGGCATCATTCCAGCAGCCCGGAACTGCGATATCGGAGCTCAATGAGCAGTGGATCGCTCAGGCTCTCGGCCTCGACAAGATCATCGTGGCCAGGGCCAAGTACGCGAACTCCAAGGAAGGCGTGGCCGAGGATGATATCACACTGGATTACATCCTGGACAAGCAGGGCATGATGCTCGCCCATGTCGAGAATCCGGGTCTCCTTACGGCCAACGCGGGCCAGATAGTCTCCCAGAACTTCGATCTGAACGTTCCTGGTGGAGTAGAGCTGGCAGTGGAGAGGATACCAATTCTGGAGACACACGTCGAGAAGATGCAGGGCTTCATGTGCTACGATATGGTGCAGGTGGGCAAGGACCTCGGGCTCTTTGTAGATCAGGCGATCAGCGAATCAGCAGCCAACGCCCTGGCCTAAACCCTTTTAGGAGGATATATGATTAAGCCTCAGTACTACATAACTCCTGGAGGGTTAGCCGGTGTGGAAAGCCTATGCGTAGAAAAGGAACTCTACGCAAACCAGGCCCGCCTGGACTTCGACGAGACGACCAAGACCTACAAGCCCATCAAGCTGCCCAAATACTCGATACTGGTAGGCGCTGCTGTAGTAATCGACGGTGATGTGGATGGGACCCTGAAGCTCGGATATAGCGGATCAGATGAAGCCTTCATAGCAGATGCCGATATGCCGAAGACTGAGGACCACTCCAAGTACTTCGACATCAAGGCCATTCTGCAGGAGGCCACGACAGTACAGTTCAAGGTCGCCGGATGCTCGGCAGGCTCGGCTGGCAAAATCTGGCTCTTCTGGAGGCCGTTGATATGAAGCTCATGATCTTGGCACTCATCATCCTTGCATTGGTGGGGATGGCGGGCGCGACTTCAAACTACACACAGGACGCGCAGACATTCACAAAACCCGTGCGCTTTGTAGATGCTGTTTCGATGGAGAGTCTGAACGTCAACGGCAGCGTGGCGGTCAATGGCACAATAATCGACGACGGCGTGGTGGACGATCCCATTTGGATCAATGATACTCTGAATGTCACGAGCATATCTGCACTGAATGAGACCACAGTAACCAATCTGACTGCTTCAGGAACCGTCCGGGGAGCTGTGGTCGGATCACTTACCGGCACAGCCTCCAGAATAACGGTCGGAACCTTCATAGATCCTGCATATGGCCTGAAGAACAGTACAAGCAACAAGGCGCAGATAAACCTCTCGGCCAGCTCAGGGCTTGAGTTCGGTTCTGGATCAGCCGAAGGCGCGGTAAAGATAGATCCATCTGATGCGTCTCTTACTCTTGGCTCGACCGGCGTATCCGTCCGGGCAGCCCTCCTAAAGCACATCCTGACGGATGGGACGGCAGCCGCCACCAATGTCACCGTAGCCGACATGGCTGTTGGGGATGAACTCGTCTCTGTTCATGCTCAGGCCACCAAGGCAAACCTGGCCAGCATCACAGATAGGACGGCAGAGTACACGGTCGGTGCGGGCATCCTGATAAAGTCAGCCGGCACGAACGAGACCGGTAATCAGCTGGACATCATGTATCTCGACAGAACCGCATAATCTGTTTAAATATTTTTCTAACAATAGAAGAGGATTTTCATGAGGGCTTTAATTATATTTTTAATGCTTATACTGGCATTACCACCCGTTTCCGGGCAGATTGCAATAGATTCGACGCCACACACAGTAAGCGTCAATCTGGTCACTGATAGCAGTGGCAATGCCTCTGAAGAGACACGCCTTATTCAAGGCGAACTGCTTGGGTTGGAGTACCTGAACGGCAACTTCACCGGAGGGGGTAACGTGACCCTGTTGGACGATCATGGGGTGCAGATTGACACTTACAATCTATCCTCAGGCAACGCCTACAGACTCCCCGGCCTGAAGTACGCAAGCTCTTCGGACGCTTGGAGTACCTACACACTATCCTCGACGCTCTGGTTGAACATGACCGAGCAGCAGGATAACAAGACGGCCACAGTGCGCATAATGTATAGGTAGGAACATGTCCGCAAACCTGAGCGCCTGCACGACTATCGGGGGTCGGGTCCTATATGGTGTGGTTGATGCCAGCGGCTCGCCCATGCTGGCCAATCCCGTCGAAGCCAGAGAGAACGATGACGGGACATCTACCCTGATAGTACTGGCTGAGATCAGGCCGCCCGTCCTGACTCACGTGAACGTGGACTTTTCCAGCACAGAAGGGCAGGAGATCATAGCAGCCCCAGCAGCCGGCCAGAGGATCAGGATAGCCGCCCTGGAGCTGATCGCCCTGGAAAACGTCGAGGTCGTCATAAAATCAGGCTCGACTACCCTCGGAACTTACAGAGGCGTAGGCATAGCACCGAACCTGCAGGTGCCTATCAACCTGGCCGAAGCTGAGGCATTCAACATCCAGGCCACGACCGACGAAAGGATCACGGGCCGGGTAAGCTATTACCTCGAGGCGGTGTAATTCACAGAGCCCAGATAGGTGAATGTAATGGTAGTCGAAGATGCAACATATACTGGGGACCCTGCCCACTGCCCCATAGACGCCGTGAGGCTGGAGCTCGGGAAGGAGGTGAGCCTCCGATATCTCACGGACGATGAGATCTCCTATAAGCTGAGCACGGCCGGTGATAATGTGCTGCTTGCAGCCTCCTACTGCGCAGAAGTGATTGCAGGCATCTTCGCCGACAAGGTTGACAAGTCCATGGGAGGTTCTTCAGTTTCGATGTCGCAGAAGGCCGAAGCCTGGAGAAAGAAGGCCGAGGCACTGCTCGCCAGGGCCAAGAGCCCCACGCTGACGCCGAGAGCCTCGTCGTCCGGATCCAGGTCGCACAAGTTCGGCATAGGGCAGCATGACTTTCATGCATACGGAATATGGCCATGAGTGACTCGGAGTACTTCGAGGAGTTCAAGACCGGCGTGAATAACGCCTGGAAGGTCGAGCTTGGGGCCTGGAAGCTCTACGAGGGCCTGACGCCGCCCGTCCCGGCTAATCCGGTGCCCACTGGGCCGTTCAGAGTGGCCATAACGCTTCTGGCTGTCACAGGGCACGCCGATGTCGTGGGCGATGTCTATGTGAACTCCGAGAAGATCTCGTTTGTGTCCGCTACCAGGTTGACAAATAATACGCAGCTCACAGCTCTGCCCACAATCACGGCGCTAGGCCTGGACTGTCACATCCTGGTCGAATGCATCTCGACCTCCGGAGCCCCGCTGTACAAAGAAACGCTGGTGCCGATCGAGATTATTTGTTTCCCTAAGACGCACATTCTCAGGGATCCGAGTGGGTCGGGGTGGATGCAAACAGTATACGACATATGGTGTGAAACGCCGCTCTCCATAGGCGAAAGAATCCGATACCCCGATCCACACCAGGGAATGACGATTGACATCTATGTCAGGAATGTGTCTTCGGGCGTCGATCTGGAAGACAACTCACAACCTTTTCGAGTGCTGAACTGCGCCTAGGCTTCTGCAGCTTCGAAGCTCTCTAGCCTGCTCTGCTCTCCGGCCTGCCATGCCTGGTAGCACCGGAACCTGAAGGGCGTCCGCTCCTCCTGCGCTTCGGGCCTTTCTAGCTTCGTCTGAGCTGGCGTGCTTGCGAGAAATCGCATAATAAGCCGATTAATATTCGTTCTATATAAATTTTGGGTGAGCCTATGAGAAAATATTATCCTGCCATCATAATAGACGATCCGCTCTACGATCCTCTCACGACTGAGGAGAACGGATATGTCAATGTATCCCTGCACTGGCCATACAATACAACTTTACCGGTGATCTCTTTCTGGCCGGTAGCATCCCTGAAGTCCAAGACCATCTGGTTTGTGGCTACAGCCCACGACTTGACCGTGAAGATCCTGGGCTCTCTGGATGAGAAGGATTACACGTTCCCCGTCACAGCCGAGGCCGCCTTCACTGTCGCCGTGGGGACGGTGGTCGTGAAGAAGATCGGCAACGACTACACGGCTCTGAAGATCCAGGTTAAGCCAGCGGCGGATGACGAGCATGGCACGCTGACCGTGATGGCCCACGGGACCTCGGCGCCCGCAACGGATGATATCGAGATCTCGGCGGATGTGGACACCCAGGCGCTTGAAGCTCTGGTGGGGGCTCTGGCAAATCCCGCAGCGGGATCGGTCAATAAGCAGCTAGCGGACATACTGGCTAAGATCATCGCGGCACCAGCAACGGAGACGACCGTGAGCGGTATGGCCGCAGACATCGCCCTCATGAAAGCAGATCTCGCTGCCATTCGGGTAATCCTGGAGAGCTGATCATGGGCTTCCTGAATCGCCTTCCTGCTCGGATGGATACATATTACGATAGAAATCGGATGTGGAAGAATGCTGGAAGTGACAGTGCCGCCAACCGCAGGACTCTGGTATCTCCGTCGCATCTGCTCGTGAACATTGGAGGGGTTGGGCATGCATACGAGTTAGAAGTCGCAGTCTCCCTAGATCTCAACGTCACGGCTTCGTGGGATTCAATCGCGACAGATTACACCGTTGCGGCCAATCGTTCCGGTAAGGACTTCTACATCTATGCATGCCAACCCGTGTCAGGCCATGCACCTGTTATTTTAATCTCCGGTGCTACCACTTTTCCGGCTGGTTATAATGCAACAAACAGCCGAAAGATTGGAACATTCCATTGCGAATGCGTTGATGTCGGAACGATCTCGGGGCACGCGTTAACTGGTTATCTAGCTGGCGATATCCTTCCAAGATCTATCCAGGACCTCAAACATCGTCCGAGAGTTGGATTCATCCCTGGAATGGCGTGGGGTGGGCCTACTGATTTTGATACTATCAATTATAGGCCGGTCTGGAAGGCCATCTACATGGCCTCGGGCACAGGCGCAAACGTCGCTTCTGTCTATGGTGCTGCGGCTTCCGTCTCCAGAGACTGGAATACTTTCGTCTCAGACTTCGGCTTAATAGGCTGCCGGATGATGCGAGACTATGAGTTCCAGTTACTGGCCACTGGTATCCAGGAAGAAGTCAACATCCAGGGATCCGCAAATCCGACGACTACAGGAGGCCACGTCTCGACTACGGCTCGGAGAATGGTCTCCGATATTGGATCAGAAGACGACGCTGGTGTCTGGTGGCAATGGCTCGATGAGCAGAGCAACAGAGTCGACTTTGACGGCTCAGTGGTTACGGCATCAAAAACCGCAACCATCACCCACGCAGCCGCTCCAGGCGGTAATCCCATCTACTTGAAAATGCTGGCCGATGGCTCCCCATATCTATGCTGCAATATGGGCAACGATGCCGTAGATAAGTGGGTATCTTTCGGCAGCAATACCCTCGCGGTCCTACTCACACATGACGCGAATGCTGCTGTTGGTGGTGTGCAGGTCTACTTCGATGAGGATGCTACGCAGCCCGCCAGACTGCTGGCAAATATGGCCCGAGCCAAGAACTGTTATGTCCCTGTCTATCCGAATACAGACTACATGCTGCAGGTCACGCACAGCGCGAACGCAGCGACTCTGGGGGTGCCATTATACTACGACGATGCCTCAGATGAACGTATAGAATTTACCAGCCCGACCTCAACAAACGGCACGCTCGATTTAGCTCTTGGAGCAATCGCATGGGCATACTACGATCTGCCCACTGGTGTAGGCTCGCTCTACCGACAAGGCATTTACGGCGATATAAAGCTGCGTGCGGGCGGTACTTGGGCGCTTGGCGCTGGTGCGGGCTCCCGGTGCCGGGGTGCGGGTGGCTATCGCTGGGCTGCGTATTCGGATGTCGGCGGTCGTTTTGTCGCGGAGCCGGCGTGACGGAATTCGGAAGGCGAACATTAAGGTAATAAAATCTATTACAGGTTGAGCGAGTTTACACTGCATGCAGGCGGTAATTGGACGAATGGCACTAATGCAGGCTCCCAGTGCCAGAATGCGAATAACTATCGCTGGAATACGAATTCGAATATCGGCAGTCGTTTTGTCACAGATCCAGGAAAATCGCGGAGAGCAACTCCTGGCTGAACTCGCTAACCTTGTCTGAGAAAAGGCAAAATACACAACGGAGGAGAAGAGCAGCTAGTACATGTGGAACGTTGTTCTTCTTAAAAACCACTATGAAGCGACACGGAAATCTCTTCGAGAAGATAACCGATGTGGATAACATCTACCTGGCATATCAGAGAGCTCGAAAGGGCAAGAGCTGGCAGAACACCATCAGTCGCTTCGATGATGATTTAGATGAGAACATTTTCAATATCAGGGACTCACTGATTAGCAAGGACTTTACAACATCTCCGTATATCGAAAAGACGATCTACGAACCCAAACAGAGGATAATCTACAAGCTTCCTTTCAATCCGGATCGAGTAGTTCAGCATGCTCTCATGAATGTTCTTGAACCCATCTGGAGCGGCCTGTTCATCCACGACTCTTATGCATGCAGGGCCGGAAAGGGCATTCATGCAGGCAGTCGAAGGACCATGGATTTCATCCGTGCTGCAGGACCTGGAGCATACTGCCTGAAGATGGATATCAAGAAGTTCTATCCTTCCATAGATTATGATATCCTCTTCGAGATCGTCAGAAGAAAGATCAAGTGCCAGGATACTCTCTGGCTGCTGGAGAATATCATCTTCAGCATCCCAGGCGGCAAGAACGTGCCCATCGGGAACTACACATCTCAGTGGCTCGGGAACCTCTACATGAACGAGCTTGACCAGTTCCTGAAGCATGAGCACAAAATCAAGCACTATATCCGCTACTGTGATGACTTCCTACTTCTGCACCAGGACAAGAAATTCTTGGGCAGGATGGCTGAAGTGATTGAGAGCTTCCTGGCTGAAAAGCTGGCTTTGAAGTTGAGCAAGAACGATATTTTCCCTGTTCGTCAGGGCATAGACTTTCTTGGATACAGGCACTTTCCAGACCATATCCTCGTGCGGAAGTCTACTGCCAAGCGAATCAAGCGAAGGATGCAGGAACTCCCAGGCGAGCTGGCCAGAGGAGAGATCTCCCCTGAGCAGTACAGATCCTCAATAGCATCCACAGAGGGATGGCTTCTGTGGGCCAATAGTCACAATTTCAAGCTGTCTTTGGGGCTGGCACATGCCTGAAAGGTATGGAGACTTCGCTGAAGAGGATGTATTCGATGGTGACAAAATCCGATTGGATGAGGTCCTGAACAAAGAGATCCTAGTCACAGGTTTCAGGATCGGAGAGAGCCATCAGAAGAAGGGCACTCAGTACCTCACAATTCACTTTGAGTTGGATGGCAAGCAACACGTCACTTTCACGGGCTCAATTGTACTCATGGACCAACTCAAGAAATATGAGTCACATTTGCCATTTTTATCCACGATCAAGAAAATAAATCGTCACTATACGTTTTCATGAGGTGATTATGAGAGGATATCCTAAGGGGCCGCTTTCCAAGACAGATTATGAGAATCTTCTAACCATGCCTGAGCATGTCGAGACGGCGAAAGCTGATCTGGAAAAGCTCGCCGCGGTGGACGATAGCAAGATCATGGTCGATCAGGGCACGGAAATGGCACCGCAGCCCCTCCCCAACTCCAATCCCCTCCCCCTCTTCCACAAAACC